AAGAGTACGCATAGTGTCAGGTTGCATAATTTGTTCCCTTTATACATTTATAATCGCTTATCTAGCAGTTTGGTTAATAGTTACACTATTTCCACTGCCACTGGTACTGGTATAGTTAAACACGTTAGCAGCTCCTGTACCAGACTGTGTTACACCAAAGGTATTACTACTACCTGTTTGTGTGATACTGGCAGTATGTCCACCATCTGCCTGGCTTACAGTAAACGAGTTACTGGCTCCCACGGCTGTGATTGTGGTTGTATTACCATTACCAGTTTGTGTAACTGCAGCACTATTACCACCACCGCCAGTTAGGCTGATGTTTTGTGTGTTGGTATCACCAGTAACAGCGCCAGTAAATGTATTGTTGGCACCACCTGCGGTGTTCACTGTCACTGAGTTATCGTCGCCCTTGACGTTAAGATTAGCAGTGGCATTGTTGCCTGACTGTGTAATACTCACAGTATTGCCCGACGCTGTGCTGTCATTGGTATTATTTAGATTAATAGTACCCAAGGCATTGTTACCTGTCACACTATAAGTCACTGTGTTACCTGTAGTTCCTGTACCTGTGCCACGATTGATTCCTAGATTTAAGGTATTACTGCTACCAACTTGGTTTACTGTTACTTCGTTGCTGTCGCCGTATATACCAGCTGGTGTGCTGTTACTTGTGCCTGTACCTTGTATGCCGCGAACAACGTTGCCTGTTCCGTCTTGTGTAATAGAAATAGTGGCGTTGTCACCTGTTTGATCAATGTAAATACTGTTATCCGCAGCATGTACACCTATACTCATCACAATGCCTAGCAGGATTGTTGTTATTTTTGTCGCTAGTTTGTGTTTCATAATACTTCTTCCTTTTGACCTTACTTGGTCTCTACTTTGCTACTCTTGACCTTTGGTTCGTTGACCCCAACAACCAACGGTGTTGCTGATACTACTTTTTGTAAAACATAACCACCCCTACCTTGATGATCCTTAACCCGTAGCCACTCACCTTCGATAGCAACTACTGTTAATTCTGTACCACGAAGAAATTGCCAAGTTCTTTGGCTGGTTTCTCGTGTTTCTTTATAAATGTATTCTGTTTCTCGTAACCAAACTCGATTGGCCACTGGTTCTTTTGTTTTTACTTCGGACTGTACTCGTTTCACGCTGTCAGCTAGATTTTCCCCAGGACGGCGTTCCAGACTGGTAGGAGCTGGTGCTGGTTTTGCTTCCGGTTGTGACGTTACAGGGGCTTGGACTGGTGCTTTGGTTTCTGCGACTGCGACTGGCCCTGGCTCTGGTTTTTTGGCTGGTTGTTCTGCGACTGGCGTAGGCGGTGTAACTGTTGTAACAGGTTTGACATCATTTCGTGTTTCCTCTCGCTTAAAGCTCCAAACGCCTTTGCGTTCACCTTCTTTGATCAATTCAACCACGGCAGCTTCCACTGTGGCTTTGACTGCCAAAGTGCCAGGCTCGTTAATTGTTAATCCAGTTTCAAATTCAAACATACTGGCAGTCGGGCTAAGTGCGTTGCTGGCACTACCAAAAACTTGACTAGCAATATTTTTATTTTCAATAAACTTTAGCACAGCCACACTATCTGATGTGCTGTAAACTATCTTGGTCACACTCACGGCGGCCAAGACCTTGCCGGTGTTCACACTCACGGCTCGTAGACTAATAGTTACAGTATCTTTGCTATACTGTGTCTGTGGGCCAATGCCCAAAAATCTATAAGCGGCACCACCAGACTCTGAGCTGGAGTCATAGCCAATGATACCACCTTCCATGATGATGCCGGCAAATTGTAGGGGCATCAAGGGCTTGGCACCAGGTCCCTCGTAAGCTTCACGCATTTGTCGTATGATGGTACGTTCTTTGGTCAAGCTATCTATGCCCACACGTTCTACTACATCAAACCACTCACCACGACCCACGTCTTGTAAGGCCTTGATCAGGAACACTTCGGCACCTTGGGTCACTGCCGAGCTCAAGCTGGCTATGCCCGGGGTAGGTTTACGCTGACCAGTTTTATCAGCAAAACTGTAAACTGCCGCTGTGACTTTCTTGCCATTGGGTGGTGGTAATGTATCAAACTCTTTCTGCATTTTGTTGGGCGTGGGTTCAGGACGATATTCAGTGATGCTAGTTTTTTGCGTGGCAGCACAACCAGTTAAGATAGCGACAAAGAGTAAGGTGAATAATGTACGCATTTAACTTCCAAACTGAAATGTACCCAGCGGTACTGTAATTGTGGTTTGGTTGCCCACTGTGTCTGTGACCTGCAGATAAATGTTGCTACTGTCTTTGCTCCAGAAAATAGTATTGCCCTCAAAGTTCAAAGTACCTGAACAACCCACGCTGTTGCTGCCACTACAGTTGTTGTTGGCAAACATGGCAGTGGCCAAGTTTTGACTGATCTGAGCGTAGATACGCGACTCTAAGTTGTTTAAAAACTTTTGTATGTTGGTATTTTGTTTATCGGCTTTGGCCTTGTCAATGGCTGCTTGGATGTCTTTGGCCACCTGTGCTCTGCGTGAAAACTCTTGATTTTCGATAGTAAGGACGTGACTACTGTAACCTGAACCATTGAAACTTGGGCTTTTAAAACTGTAATCATTGAATGGTGCGCCGTAGATGGTGGTTGACCATACAGCAAGTCCGGTTAGAACAACCTTGTTAAACATACGCATACTGCTACCTCTTATTATTATTATCGGTAGTAGAATCGTCAAGACTCTAGCTCCTACTTATATTTAAGCAGAACTAGAACAAATTAAGTGATACTATTAGGTTAGGCTCGTTTTTCGTGCCAATTGAATTCGGGAATCCGAGTTTGTGGATCTACTAGATAGTATTTGCTTTTAAAAAAGTTTAAGCCAGTGACCAAGTTGGTACCAGTGAGACCTTTTGATACATATTCGTCGCTGATATCATCAAAATACTGTTTCATTGACCAGCGCCAGCTGGCATGAAATCTAGGGCTGTGTCGGGCCATCCAGGTTTCACTGCGCCAAATCATTGATCCTAAGGATTTATCAACTTGAAATGTGTCTTGATTATAATCGGGATAACAGGCATTCATGTATATTTCTCGCCACTGTTGCCCTTTGCCTTTTGCTCTTGCTTCCTCGTCGTCGGGAAAATGCTCTAGCAAATAGTCTTTTAAACAATGTGCTTGTAAGATAGGAATTTCCGGGAAATCGGGAGTCCAATAAAATAGTTCAAGTCGACGTCTTGGATCAATGTCTGCCCCGCCTAGACCATCACTAAAATGTGCATAAAAGTTACCGTCTTGAATCATGCAACGAGTTTTATCCATGCCAAATACAATACCTACACTTTTATTGTGTTTTTCTGCTTCAAGTTCTCCAGCAGTTTTATTATTGTGTCTAAAAAATGTTCCCATGCACTGATAGTGGTTGGATGCTGTTACTTGAAATTCTGTTATTTCTTTTTCAAGATCTGCTGAGTAATCATCTATAGTTACACAAACTCGAGGATAGTGTTTTTTGATGTGTTCCAATACTGGTAATGCTGCAAATTCAAATTCGCTGCCAAAATTTGAATCATGCTTATTGGTACAATCTGCATCGCGATATTTGCGTTCCACTCTGGCCCATCGGCTAACTATTTCATCCACATGAATTCCGTTGGCAAGAAAGCTGTGTAATGTAGTCCAAGAATCTTGACCACCACTGAAGTGTATGATAATATAATCGTAACGATCTCTAATTTGTTGAGCCCGTTCTCGATACATATCTTTAAGAGTGCCGGCGGGACGTTTAGTCCAATCGTATTGAGAAAATACTGTATCGTGAAAATTGAATCGAACTGGTTGTTTTGACAAGGAGGCCTGGTACACAGCCTCCATTTTATTTAAGTAAATCTGATTACCCACTTCATAGTATCCGTTGGGACTATTAAGTATTGTTTGTGAGTGCATTTATTTTTTTAAGGATTTCTTCGTAAAACGAATCTAGTTCTCCGCTGAACCGACCGACAAGTTCAGGTACGATGTCTTGGCACAGTTGATAATTCTTTTCATTAAGTGCTGAGATAAAGGCTTGATGCAATTCTTTAAGATTTTCCAGTTGTGTAATATCAGGAAATACTCGTTCAGCTGGAACTACACAATAAGCAGTGATGGTTTGATCACCAACCGGAAATGTTTCTAATTCCAGCACAGTTTGATTGGTGCGTAAACTTTCTGCTGCTTCTCGATTCCAAATAATTTGCATTATGCTTTTTCCATTGCTTTTGCGTAGGTACGCTTTTCTAATTTAAGTGCGTGATAAATTGCTTGTACACCCTGTGCCTGACTAACACAATCTTCCAATGCATTGTGTAAGCCGGCTTTGTTTTTTTCTCTTGGATCTCCGTGTACACCAAATAAGGTACGACTGTCACGTATTTGCCAAAATTGCCACGGAGTTGGCCAGCCACATTGTCTATAGATATTTTCTAGTATAACAATATCGAATGCAGGACCTTGGCACCAGATGTTTTCCACACCAACTGTGAATCGATTTAGTTGCTGATACATTGACTCTAGGCCAACACGGTTGCCTTCGCCAAGCGCCTCCTCGCGGACGTCTTCTGCTTGGTTTGACCACCAGGCCAAGGTATCTTCTTGCACTTCTCGACCCAAGGCCAGCTGTTCATCTACATCTATACGCAAGTACAAACTGTCGCCAAATGCGTCGGGGACAAAAGGATCAAATTTAACAGCACCCAAAGTGAGAATAGCACAATCTGGGCGTGTTCCTAGGCTTTCCAAATCTAACATTATATCCATGTTAGTATTATACTACATTAAGATTTTTTTGTCAATAATTTTAGTGATTCGGCTTCTACCACACGGCTACGTAGACCCGAACTAGAGAAACTATGATCACGACCATTAAAAATAGGTTGTATGCCGCGACGCATACCTTCGTGCTTGCCCGAGTATTCTTTGTCCTCATATTCGACTCCGAGCACTCGAATATCCAAAGGTAGTATCAGTAACAAGTCCACTAGGTCCTGTTCTGTTTGATACACAACCACTTCATCCACATATCGACAAGCGGCCAATTGTATTTGACGTTCCACAATGCTTTGTACCGGACGGTTCTTGGTATCAGGTCTGTCAATGGTGGGATCGGTTTGCAATCCAGCAATCAAATAATCGCAATGATTCTTGGCTTCGGCCAACATGGCAATGTGACCGGCATGCAACATGTCAAAGGTACTGAATGTTATGCCAATTTTCTTGCCATCATCTTTGAGTTTACGAATATGGTTGAATATCATCTGTCTTGTTCAATTTTGACTTGTAAGGGAAATCCATTGTTGCGAGCAAGTAAGGTAACTTCAATGCCTTTTTGTTCGGCCATTTCGTATGGTAATACTGCAACCACAGCTGAACCTTCTTCGTGTACCTTCATGGTCAATGACACAGCAGCACCTTCATCGTAGTTGAATATGACTTTGAGTGTTTCTACTACAAATTCCTGCGTGGTCTGTTCATCATTGATGTAGATCACACGGAACTGCGGTGGCTCACTGATATTGAGTTTGGGTTCAATACGGGTACGAACTACCGACTGGGTTTTGGTTTTTGACATTGTTTCGCTCATGATATTTTAATAAGGGGAATAAGTTGCCTTCCCCTTATTATACACACCTATTACTTATTTTGCAAACGTAATGGCAATTTTTTTAGGTTTTTGTTCTTCAGGAACAATGTGCTCTAAAGCAATGGCCAAGATACCGTTTTTGATTGTGGCACCTTTGACTTCGGTGTTGTCGGCCAAACGGAATGTGCGTTCAAAATTACGAGTTGAAAGACCTTTGTGTAGGTATTCAATCTCTTCGTTTTTGGCAGCCTGTTCGCCACGCACAGTCAATACGCTGTCCTTTAGTTCAACATCAATTTCGCTTTCGGCAAACCCAGCAACTGCGATTTCAATCATATGGTGTTGGTCGTCCAAGCGAATAACATTGTGTGGCGGATAGTTATCACTTTTGCTGTTGGCAAAGCCGCGATTTAGTTCATTGAACAAACTGTCAAAGCCAACGGTATGGCGATGAATTTGATTAACGAATGTGGGTAAATCGAGTGTGTGAAGTGTAATGTTTGTCATTTGTTTTCTCCTTAATTAAGCAAGTATGACTTTAATGTAGACCCCACCCGGGCATCTACATAAGTATTTATACACGATTTTATTCTGTTTGTCAAATGTATCCTTATAATTTATTCAACCCAAAAAAACAAATATTACCCATAGTTGTCAATGGCTACGGGTTACCTGGCAATGACCGACGGCTGGAAATCCTAGAACAAATTGCCACAAATCCCAGTGCCGAATTGATCATATTTGATAAAAGTTTTGGACCAGAAGACAATGAGCTGGAATACCTGGAGTGGATAGCAGGATTAAATTTACAGCAAGAGTTTATTTTGACCACTTCAAACTATCATTATCATTTCAATAAACATGCTAAAATTGTACATTTGCCAAGATACTATGCTGGTATGTTGCGGGATCCAAACAATCAACGTCCCGACATTACAACCCTTAGACCACACCCGATAAGTTGCTTGACCAAAAACCCCTGGACCCACAAAACATTAAATTTTGTGGCCATGAGCAAACAACCGTGGTTTGATCAAGTACAAAAAAGTTTTGGATGGATCTATCCAGACATATCTGAACAGTATGATTATCTCAGTACAGACGTTTTGAATATGATTACTGCACAAGACGCCGACTATTTGCGTTCGATCTATCCGCTTAGACTAAGTGTGGCGGATGACATGGACAAATTTGAAAGCAACGCTTGTCCAACATATCAAACCTGTTACGTAGATTACTTGCCCGAAAGTCGTACTGAAAATACATTCATCAGTGAAAAAACTTGGAAACCCATATTCTCTGGGCAGTTGTTTTTGATATTGGGATCAGTAGGAACTATCGAGTATCTTAGAGCAATTGGTGTAGATGTGTTTGATGACATCGTCGATCATGCGTACGATCAAGAACCCAATTTAGAAACGAAGATTGCCATGTTGATGACGGCAATTACCAATTTGTTAGCACAGGATTTAGATCAAGTATGGCGAGACACATTAAGCCGTCGTCAAAAAAATCTGGACCTGGTGTATAGCCCAGCGTTTCAACAACGGATGTTTGCTGATATTGCTAGTAGAGTTTCTTAGGAAGCGATTCGCTAGCTAGTTTTTTGCGCCAACGGTTCTTGGCTGCTGCTTTGGCTTTCTTGCGACGTGTGGTAGGTTTTTCGTAAGTTTCACGCTCTTTGAGTTCACGAAGCAGGCCGGATTCCAGCACTTTCTTCTTGAATTTACGTAGAGCTTTTTCTACAGGTTCACCTTCACGCAATGTGACTGTGTTACCCCTACAAACGATTGGACCGCCTTTTGGTGTGTATGCCATAGTTGTTTATTTATTGAAATAGTCTTCAGGTTGAGTTAATTCTTGATCTGTGCCGAACTTGATGGTAGGACACAGTACAGGTACTTCTGCATCAGCCGCTTGTAAAATGGTTTCTGCACGTTGGACTGCTT